ATCAATACCGTCAGGATCATATCCCGAATAATAAGGCATATTCTTATTACGCAACACATTAATACGGACGTCATCATCTTCAGCCGCTTCAGGCAGCCAATATCGCGTATACGTATAACGTTTACACAATTCCCGTATTGATGAGGGAGGATCACCATAATAAACCAAATAAGTCTGGTCGTTAGGATCACTTTTTGATGCAATGGACACTAATTCTCCTGACGCTGTAGGCTTATCAGAGAGTGTTTCAGTACTGGAACCTGATTGAGACGCCAATACTTCAGGAGGAGGTGCTTTAAAAAGATGAATATTATGCATCTTTGAATTTGTTGGGCCAGCAAATTTTATATCATCACAAGCTGATACAAAAACATTGATAGAAATAGGAGCGTCAATACTAGGACTAACAAGGTCATTAAGAACTGCTAATTCCAGTATTCCGTTTCCTTGTGTTGTATTTCCAACTATTCTACTATTAGCCGAAAAATTACTGCCAGCAGAATATGGTTCCCCACATTCTTTCCACGGTGCGGACTGACCCCAACCTACAACAATTTCAAAATCATCAGTTTCTGCAATATCAATTACTCGAGAATAATTTGTATTATAAGAAACTTCAGATCCTAGTTGGTTTGGATCCCAACGAACCAAAATCCTACCCTTATGGAAATCACTTTTAACTACTTGAAATCGGAATTTCAAAGAACCTTGCCAAGATTCAAAAGCAGTCGCAACAGCAGCCAAAGGAGTCATATGAATTTCTCCTTGAACATTATCCAATTGCATGGGTAAAACGCGAGTATTCCACAATAGCTGATCAGGTGTCTCATCAGGACTCCAATCAAATGTGGTTAAATAAGATTCCCTACAAGCCATATCAACAATACCCATTTGATCAGAACCATCTAATCCAACGGTGCGTGAATCTACGGTCAATTCACATTTGCTATCCATGGTTAATTTCATGGCAGCGTCTGCCGCATCTGTATTGGCCAAATTTCCCACAGGGGAAGGTTTGGTTAACACTATGTCAGT